CTATTAGAGGAGAATGGGTTGAAGTAACTGTTGTTGATTCTGATACATTTACAATTGATGTTGGAACATCTAGCGATACTTCTACACATGCTTTTGTATCTGCAACTGCTGGTGCATTAATCAAACAAACTGGAACTGTAACTATTAACGTTGGTGTTTCTGCACAGGCAGATCAATATGCTCATACATTTGTATCTGCTGCAGCAAATGCAGTTGTTACTGGTGGTAACTACTTACATACATTTGTTTCTGCTGTTGCTAACAGTGTCATTGGTGATGAAGGTATTAACTGTGAAGATGATATTCGTGACACATTAAATGCAATCGTTCAAGATCTTCGTAACGGATCTAATAATCATATTTGGGATGCTGCATCTTACTACGTTAATAGAAATGTTAATCCAGTTACAATCGCACAGATTGAACCTGCAGTTAAGGAAACATTATTTGCTTATGAAAAAGTTGATGATATGCTTCAGTACATCATCACAAATACTCTTTGGACAATTCAAGGTGATCATGGATTAACACAGAAGACTGATACTACAATTACTGATTCTTCAAATCCATCATACACAACGTTTGATGTAACAGGTGCAACTTATAATCCTGCAACAGGTGATATGGTGTTGACCATTGGAACTCATTCACTCACCACTTCCTCTAGAATTGACCTTGCGGTTGGTGGCATTGTATTTACATGCACTAAAGATGGTAACGCAACTAACCATGCTTATCCTAGAGCAACTGATCCTGCTGCCAACGCTGTTCTTGCAGTTACTGCTGTTGTTGCAAATACATCTATCACAGTTAATGTTGGTGCATCTGGTGCAAATGATCAATATGCACATACTTTCGTATCTGCTTCTCAAAATGTTGTTAGAGTTCTTGATTACTCAACAAGTGATTGTGCAGATGTATTCACAACTGTTGGTAACTTAATTAATATTCTTACAGATACAATCACTAATGCTTCTGCTAATACACCTGTTGATCATTTAGCAAGTGTTACTAAAGTTCAACCTGCATATGAATTTGTAGGTGCAACAGTCGATTCATTCTTAGACACTGAATTTACTACAACATATCAAGATACTGCTAATGATATTGTCTATACTAATCAAATTGATGCTGATGGTAGATACAGATTTAGAGATGCTGCAAACTTAATTCGTGCTAACCGTTCTGTAATTGTTGATAAAGCAGCTGCTGATATGTTAACCAGATATCCAGCTCTTGCTCAGGATATGCCTAGAAATGCTAATGGTGGAAGTACAGATGGAACATTACGTTGTAAGACTGACCTTGGATTAATTCTTGATGGTATTGCTGATGATATTGAGAATGATGGTAACTTAGGAACTATTACTGCTGCTAAATTCTATATTGGTAGTAGTGGTGAGTTACTCCATGTTCGTTTACAAGTATTCCAGTCAGTTTATGCACATGATCGTCTTGGTTACTATGCTAAACAAGCAATCACTGGTGATTTAGATTACACAAATACTGATAATATTATCGTTGGTGATTGGGGAATCACACAAGATGGTGGTGGATGTGCAGATGTTAAGACTGCTATCGATACTTTAATTACATCTATCAATGATATAATCGCTCCTACACCTGTTGATTATAATGTTGCTGCTGACAGATTATACTTCAACAGACTCTGGATTAGAGAAGAAGTAACTCAACTTACAACTATTGCCTTCCAGTATACTTTAAACAGTATTACATATAACTCATTTACATATGGTGCTGGTGAAGAAACTATTGCTAGAGACGCTTTAGAAGATCTTTTATTGGGTATTATTTCTGACCTTCAAACAGGTGGAACTAACTCTACTATTGCAGAGATGGAGAAGTATCTAACTGCTAGTTTAACTATTAATAATACAGTTCTTGCTGAGAAAGCACTGGCTGCTAGAATTTACTCTATTGAACAACTTAAGGTTATTGGTGAATATGCATTGAAGAATTATGCATACGGATTCAATACTAACCAAGTTGCACCAAACTACTCTGCTCTATACACACAACAATCACCTTATAGAGATTCTGAATCTCCTAGTAACATTAATGATGTTGCGTTTAGATTTAAAGAGTTAATTGATATTGCAGTAAACATTCTCGCACCTGGTAAAAATGTTGCTAGAAGTGCTGCTAAGAATATTCAATATAACACAAACTACTATAAGAATGAAATTGCAAACCAAGTCAATGCTCAGTTTGGTAGCGGTTCTTGGGTATACGATTCATTCGTTGAAGAGTTAGTTGATAACTTTGTTGCTGATAGTATTACAACTGATATTACTAAAAAATCTGACGCATATACAATTACTCTAAGTGCTCAAAATGGAACTAGCTTCGTTGTTGGTGAAGTTGTAACTTCTAATGGTGGCGGAATAGCAACAGTACTAGAATTTGATGCTGAGAACGATATTCTATATGTCGGACCATTTACTTCGACTGCATGGGTAGCAACAAATACTCTAAGTGCTCCTAGCGGTGCTGCAGGAACTATTGCGAGTGGTGGTGTAAGTAGTGCATACACTTGGTATACTGAACCTTCAAACGTTGAGTATCTTAAGAGTGCAAGATCTATTACTAGCAACATTGCAGGTCAAGTTTCTGGAACTAATCTTTGGACTAATCCAGAGGCATTTGGAACTAATTGGACTGCAACTAATCTTACTAAAACAGATAATGCTTTTGCAGGACCTGATGGAACAGTAACTTCAGAAAAATATGTTGGACAAAGTGGTGTAGCAGGTAATCATATCTTACACAGAGATTTCAGTTTAACTGCATTTGAAACCTTTGATACTGACGGTGTTAAATTTGACTCTAGTAGTGAAACATTTGACACTGGTTCTACTAGCGATGTATCTCAAACATTTACTGCATCTGTATTCTTCAAAGCAGTTGGATCACAATCTGTAAGATACAAATTACAACTTGATCAAGGACAAGCAGGTGAGCAGAATATATTCTTCGATCTAAATCTCACTAACGGAACTATCGGATCTCTATTCATACCTCAAGGTGGTATTACTGGAGATGCTTATGGTGCAATTCCTTATGGTAATGGATGGTATAGGGCATATATCACATCAACATTCTCCTTCGGTTTCTCAAGTCTTAGAACTCAAGTAACAGTTAATAGTTCTACAGGTTCTGCTAGTTGGACTGGAGATGGAACAACTGGTGCATACTTCTGGGGTGCTAAACTTAACAAGGGTGCTGTAGACCCATACACAGCAGGTAGCGGACAGATATTCTATGCTAATACAGAATACAATATTAAGAACTATACTATTGATCTGTTAGAAACTTACATGGGTCAAGCACTTGATGGAACATTGACATCTCCTTCACCAAATTCGGGATTCTATGCTTACTATGATTCTACTGCAGCAAATGATTATGCTAAAGTTTCTATTCAAAGATTCCTTAGATATGGATTAGATATTATCCGTAATCAACTTGATGTTGATAGTTACTATACAACTATTATACAAAATGTTGGTATATCTGTTCCTACTAAAACATATGGAACTAGAGATATTCCTGTTGGAGTTTCTGGAGGAATAACTGCATCAGATTATATTTACGGAACTGTAAGTAGTCAGTACGCTGAATTAGAAAATATACTTGAAAATACTGGTAAAGTTGTTCAAGTATATCAAAGATTCCGTATTGATGGTGATATTACAGATGGTCCTTACACCATGAATGAAGTTGTTGCGAAACAAGGTAATCCTTCTGTAACTGGAGTTGTGTATGGTTTCTGGTCAGACGCTAACTACAAGTATCTTGATGTTCGTGTAACTGCAGGTCCTTGGGCAGTATCAGATAATATTGTTGGTGCTACTAACTCTACAACTGCACAAATTAGTGCAGTCGAAGATAGAATTCATATCATTGATCTTAAGGGTGATTTTGCTGATAATATTCCATTCAAAGGATATACATCAGGTGCAACTGCAACACCTACATCATTCATTAAATCTGAAGCAGCGATTATTGATAACACTGGTGGTAAATTAACAGTTGATACTGAATCTCTAGTAGGAACATTTGAATCAACATCTGTTGTTTATCCAGAATCTTCTAGACAATACATTGATGTTGTTAAATTCTCTGGTCTTGACATCGCTGTTGGTGACAGAATTGCATCTACAGGATATAAGAGACTTGGTATTTCAATTATTAGTGGATTGAATGTATTTACTGAGGGTAATAGACTTTATAAAGTTAACTCAGGTATCCAAGATACAAGTACATATGCCATCATTACTGAAGTTGACATAGCAAACAATTACATTTATATCGCAGAATATCAAGGAACATTTACTAACGGTGATATTGTTGGTGATTATGGTGTTGCTGCTAGTTTCCCAGTAGGTTATGGTTCAGTTCTAACAGCAACTACAACTGCAGGTGCAGCAGCTGGACTTGTTCAAGATATCCGCACAGTCGGATTGAATAAGAGATTATATCTTAGTGATGTTGTTGGAACCTTTGATGATAAGGATGGTATTAAAGGACCCGATTCTTATGGTTCTGTAATTATTGGTAAGGTTGATCTTAAGGGTCGTGTTAAACGTTCCTTTAGAGGATTTGATGGATCACAAACTACATTCAAACTTTCCACAGATAATGGAACCCAATACTTACCAGATCCTGCAGGACATCTCTTAGTCTTCGTTAATGGTATCTTACAACCACCAGGTGCTACTAACGCATACACAGCATTCTCTGATACCATTCAATTTACTGAAGCACCTGATCTTGGAGCATCATTCACAGGATTCTATGTTGGTAAACTAAGACAGTTAGATGATATATCATTCGAGTTTGATTCATTACGTCAATCATTCAACTTGAAACGGAATGATGTATTCTACTCACTAACTCTTACAGAGGGTGTACAATCTAGCGTTATCAGACCTGAGAACAATATCATCGTTTCTCTTAATGGTGTTATTCAAGAACCAGGCGTTGGTTTTGAGATTGTTGGTTCTAGAATCATCTTCTCTGAGATTCCTAGATTTGGATCAACATTCGTTGCCTTCTCTTACGTTGGTTCTGAAGCAGACGTTGATGCTGCTGAAGTTATTCCACCAATCGAACCTGGTGACTTTATTGACATTCAAGGTGAGACATCAGACAGACAAGTTGCTGTTATTGAATCTTCTAACTCCTTGATCACATTCGATTATCTCGGATCTGTATTTGGTCAGGGTGCTGTTGGACAGTCGGTTATCACCTCAGGATTTATCAAGAATGTTCAAGTGACATCTGGTGGATCTGGTTATACATCAAGACCTACTGTTAGACTTGATTCTATCTCTGGTTTTGAAGGAAATATTAAAGCACTTGTTGGGGTAGCAGGTGTTGAAATGAGTGCTGCAGGATCTGGTTATCAGAATCCAGGCATCAGCGTTGACACTGTTGTTCCTGATGATTATGTTGCTCCTGACCTTTCATTGTATGGTGAAGAGTTAGTAGACCCCGAAACCCCATAAATAACTAAAAATCGTAGCAAGAAATGGCTAAACAATCCCTAGGTCTTGGATCATCAGCTAATGATAACACAGGTGATACCCTGAGAGCTGGTGGTGACAAGATTAACGACAATTTTAATGAAATATATACCGCTATTGGTAACGGTACAAACTTGAATATTACTTTATCAAACCCTGCTAGTGGTCAGGTTCTTCGATATAACGGTTCAACATTTTTACCTTCAGACTATAGTGCGTTAACTACATCTTTAGATGTAGCTGGTAATTCTATTATATCTTCTTCCAACGGTAATATTGTTATTAACCCAAATGGAACTGGTAATGTAGCAATCAGTAACGGAAGTATTACTAATACTTTTAATGGAACTACAGGAATAATTGATTTACCTACAAAGGTTTATTACAAAAACGAGTATACAGCAATAGGAGATGCACCAGCTGCTGCAACATACACTGGTTACTTTTTCACTGTTGATGGTGATGATAATCCATATGTAAACATTAATATCACAGCTGGTGGTGTTGGCGATACTAGAGCAAAACTTCTTACTGAATATTCTAGTTGTGATGCACTAACTGATATCGATATCACAACTGTTGCACCAACAGCAAACCAGATTTTGAAGTGGAATGGAACCAAATTTACACCAGCCGATGAGACTGGTGGAGGTGCTGCATCTCAAAATATTTTTGCATCCGTAGCTGGCGACTCTGGTTCAACAACTGCTGATAGCACAAGTGATACTTTAACTATAGCTGGTGGAACCAATATTACCACTTCAGTTTCTGGAGATACTCTTACAG